AGTTTGATGACCATGGATCAGAAACTTAAAATATCAGTGAACCCTGCTCTTTTAACAAGTGGACCTATAGTACGACCAGGAGACAATGTAATTTCAACACAGAAAAATTTACTAACATTTAAGAGATGTTTCGAAGAAATGTTTGAATATGATAATATTATCATTATACCTCAAAACTCAGGAGATATGAATTCAGTAACAATAAAAATAAAAACAGAAATTGTCGAACAACTTTTAAATTTATTTTCGGGACGCGATTTAACAGGATATGAACATTTATCTAATTTTGTAGCATGTTTGAAAGAATATATGACTAGGATAAGCGGCACATCAGTAAGGAACATCAATCCCGCATTAGGTAATTCAAATTCATTTGTAGCTCTTACTCGTAAAATAGTTGGCATGGTTGATGAAGCGTATCAGGATGTTATCAACATGGAAGATGATCTTATTACTACTAAAGTTGAAGCCGATATGTTATTAAAACCAGCTTGTGCTGAAGGGATGGATTCTTTGTTGGAAGATGAATACGTTGATTTAGTACATAAAAAGTGTAATATTAATACTAATACTATAATTTCAGATTTAAAAACAAAATTGCCTACTGAATTCGGGTTTTCCCCACCACATGATAATAATCGTTTTATGTCCACAACCGGAAAGGTGTTGGTTGGTGGATCAATATCGCAACGATCAATTCTTGAATTAGGAAAGCTAGGTGAAATGTATTCTGACACCATGATAAATTCTTTAGGTAGTATTGGATTGTTGATTGCTTTTGTTCCCGTTTCGGCTATGCGTGACATATTTATATCCGCTGATGAGCTTGAACAGCTATACCCCGATAAATCACTCATTGAACAAGGATGGACGGCAGGAACGACTCTCTCTAAATCTACTATTACTAACGCTACGGTTCAAGCTTCCTTAAAGGCGTTGTTTTCAGATAAAGAGAAGGTTAAAAAGTTAGTAATGCACAATTTAAATGAACATAGTGCCCATTTGATTTTCGGCGCTTCGACAGATGATACTAATAAAAATCTAGCACATGTATTAAATGATGATCAAACTGCAAAATATACAGCGTTAACAGCAGCTAAAGATGACACCACTCTTAGATTGGGAATATCAAATGCGTCAGCCGACATACTCAACGAAGATTGGACAGCATTAGCACAATGGAAGACGGAATTTTCATCAGTTTTATTAACAACTAAACAAGTTAAAGGTATTATGGATACCCTTAAGAAGGTCTGGACGCGTGTCTCTGATTTCGTTGTTGATAATAAAGAAATAGTCAAATTAGGAGTTAGTGCCGCTTATTCTAAATTCGGAGGTAAATTAAAGAGTAAATATGGCGTAGACGCTGATCATATTAATTCATTTATATTTGAAGGACCGACTGGGTTGGTAGGGCGTAATGATTGGCCTTTGTTAGCTCAACAATTGTCAGTCAGCGTACTTCCGGGTTTAGGGGAATATATCTCCAAGGGACCTTTAACTCAAGTCTTTTCTTCTAATATTTTACACGATAAATACGAACGATTCTTGTCTAAGTGTAAAAATCAATTACGCACAGGTACTCAAGCTGATAATACTCTAACTCGTAAGTATACTTTAGACCGAGTCGTGACTTATGACCCTCAAATTGAAAACATAACATCAAGGAAGACACGTAACATACATATGATATAGAATTTGTTATAGCACGTCCTACTTTGGTTCTGTAATGTAAGCGTGACGGTTGCTGATATTACTTTGTCTGGTAATTTACCCCGATTACAACATGGTTACTAGTTGTC